TGTACTCTATCGCAGCAGGTTTTTGACCAGACTTAGATTTCCTATTAGCACCGTGTGCTCCTCTGAACCCACCAACAAATTGCATTGATTTCTTTTCTGCTGACTTATTAACATCAGAAAGTTTTTCATTGCCACCTCTAGCCCAAGTCTTTTTTCTCCCACCTTTCTTTTTATAAGATTTGTCTCTCGCCTTTACATCACCCTTCCAAGACCCATATTTCTCTTCTATCTCTACTTCCTCTTTAACTCCTTTGACTCTGGAGTCAACAAAGTTAACACCATCCTTAGACTTTTTTGTGCAATACCTTCGACCTTTCTTACAACCTTTACCTCTAGGTTGCTTTTGTGTACCACCTAACGGTTGATCCAATCCTGCAACTGGACCTTGAGCATCTGCTTCACCAGAGAGACCAGCAGCATCACCAGTAGAACCTGTACTCATAGTAGGAGCATCTTCAGGAATGTATTCCTGTGCAAGCATACCGTATGGTACTGCCCTACCTTCGGATTCCCTCTTCTTCTTACGTGCCTTCTTGTCACGTTCGAGTCCTTTCTTTAGAGCCTTAACAACTCCCTCATCAATACCTTCCTTTACTTTTTCAGGAAGACCTTTATGTTTTGTACCAGCAAACTCACGTGCAACCTTTCTACTAACACCTTCCTTCTCCCTCTCATCTTTATTAGATAAAAGGTAACCAAAGTATCTTTGTTGTGCTTTAGACTTGGCTGGCATTATCAGAGTTCCGATAACTGTTTACTCACTTGTACATCAATCTCAACATAATCTAAGGTTCCACAACCTGCCTCTGGATACCTGTTGAGGTATACAAGATAGGTCTTTAGTATATCCCAGTACTGTTTCTCTAATTTATAAACAAGCAGCGGAATAGCTGCCTCACCGAATACATTGAACAGTACTATAAGATGATTCAATATCAAATGATTACGCAACGTCCCAGTCTTAACATATCTTCCAAAGAGTCTCTTGAGGTACTTAAACCTCATCATATCCTCTAGGAAATCATCATAAGTCACAGACTGGGGGTTATCGTAATGCTTCATTGCGAAGAACAAGAAGTTCTCCGCATTGAGATTACTAAAATTCATACCAAGTTAGTTGTAGTTAGCTACCAAACGTTAGTGTAGCGGCTCCATTGGTTCTCTTAGTTACAGCACCCTTACTGGTGTTAAGCACACAGCGATACTTGTAACCGTCTAGTGCATCACTAGCAAGTGCACTGTATGCCAGTGTTGCTGTAGTGAAGTCTGCATATGTAATACCAGTGTCTAATCCACCAGCACCACCAACGATATCTACCCAACGAGTAGTAGCGTTTGCAGTCTGTCTCTGCCACTTGTATGTGATAGTACCTGACTGATCTCTTGTTGCAGCAGCAACGAATGTTCCAGCTCCACTAGAAGAAGTAGAGTTTGCAGGTTGTGTACCAACGGTAATAGTTTCAAGTACGTCAGCAGCGATTGTATCATCTGAGTAATCACCACTGGTTCCAGCAGCAACTTTCAAAGGTACTAAACATTCTGCTTTGTGCTTGGTGTCTCCATTGGCTGAGACAAATGAGCGATAAAGCCACCAACCAGGTCCTGAGATACCACGGGTCTTGTTAGATGCAATACTGTCTTCAGTTGTGTCACAGAAGACTAGTGAATAGCTGTTGCTATCACCGCCCTTAACCACATACTCAGCAACTGCCTTGGGAGGCGTACGACGAATTGCACCTGAGAGATTTCCATTGGTTGAACCTGCATATACTTTATGCAATTCAATTGCGGTAGTACTTGTAACTTCTCTAACGAGATAGTTAACACCACCTAGATCCAATAGATCTCCAACGACCACGGTATCCGCAGCGTTCTTAGTAACTGTTGCATCGTTTTGTGTTACGGCAACGTTATTACCAAAGGTTGCAGCATCGATTTTTCCGTGAACTGCCATTGTTTTGTTCTCCAGGATTAATTTCTTTCTAAGTTTATTTATATGGACTACGATTCGAGCAGTGCTTTCTGAAGCGCAACCACAAGTTCGTCATCCACTTTGTTTCCAGTCTTAGCTGCTGCTTTCTTGAGCAACTTAATGACAAAATCTTTGATAACAGAGTCAAGATCTTCAGGTATTCTATCAACAGCCTTATTGATTATGCTGATAGCAACGGGCATTAAAAAGTTAATCATAACATTAGGGTAACTAGTTACCTTTATATAGCATCAATCGGGAGTAAATTTCCCATTCTTAACGTAACCCCACTTACCACCTGAAACAGCCTTGACACCTTTCTTAGGATCTCTCCTAGCACTTGATGTCTTTTTCTTATCTAACTCACTCTTAAACTTCTTCCAATCTTTACCAACCTTCTTCCCGTGAGTCATCCTAAGATTACGTTCAGTATTCTTATCCTCATTGTCCTGCATCTTCTTTTTCGCTTTGCTGTCGTTGAACTGCTGTAGTACACGTTCATCAAAGCGAGCCATTGGACCTAGATCATCGGGAAGGAAACTCATTTTACTCTCTTACCTGCTACGTAACTACGCTTTGAGTGTAGCACAGCATTCTCACCATATTTTTTCTTAAGGTCAGCTACAACATTGTCCACTGCCTTATCAGAGTTCTTTCTCTTGGTCATCTTATCATTACCTGAGTGCTTGCCACCACCTGTAGAAGGTCTTGGTCTATCATATTCACCAGGTCTTGACCCATACTTCTCAAGGTGCTTGTCCTTGTAAGTATCATAGGCTTCTTCTTTAGCAACAGTTGCTTTACCACCTTTACTCTTAATACTGTCAGCAAACTTGTTAGCATCCTTCTCATCCTTATATGAGAACTGAGCTGGTCTACCTTTATCACCCTTGTCTCTAGCAAGAACTCTAAATGCTTCAAGATTAAATGATTCTGTCTCAACATACTGAGACTTATCACCTTTCTTCTTCTTGTAACCACGATCTGATCTATGGAGTGCTCTCCTTAGTTTACCGTGACCAGCAACGTTGTGACTGACACCAAACTTACGGATGTTTCTTGCCTTCTCCTTCTCTTCAGGAGTACCAGTGTCTACCTTTGCTTCACCAACTACTGCCTTCTTTACTTTACCAGCAAACTTAACAGTGTCCTTAACACCAGACTTAACACCTTTAGCAAACTCTTTAGCACGCTTCTCAGGTACTTTACCCTTAGCACGTGCAGACTTATATGCTGCTTTAGTATCACTTACTGCTTTCTGATGTCTCTCGACACCCTTCTTAACATAAGAGGATACCTTATTAAGTAAACCTTTCTTCTCTGCTTTCTTAGCAGGTTGCTTCTTCTTAGCAACAGGTACTGACTTAGTAATCTTCTTAGATACTTCTGCCTTCTTCTTAGGTGATACTACCTTCTTCTTTACAACCTTCTTTACAGCAGGCTTCTTAGCAGCAGGTGTATCATCGTGAACAGTATTGTCTTCATCACCATACTTGTTCTTAGCAGCAGTGGTCTTAGCATACTCACCTTTACCTGCTTCCTTTCTTGCTTTGTCACCAGCATCAACCTTTGCCTTGACCTTCTCATATGAAGGGGCACTTGCTGCTGCTTTACGTGCAGATCTTTCTTCCATCAGAAGTTCTTCCTCTGGTGGATTGAGAACGAAGTCAACAAAATCTTCCAGACCAACCTCTTCTACAAGAAGATCAAGTCCTTCCTCATTGAGACCCATCTCATACAGATAGTCAGTAGCAACTTCTATTGCTGCTGCATCCCACTCTTCCTTCTTAGTCTTCTTCTTTTTAAGTTTAAGATCTTGAGTGCGATCAATGACTGCTTGTTTGAGTGCGTCAGACTGTTTCTGACTGACCATCTCATTGTACTGACTAAAACTTTTCATTAGTGGCTGTGCTCCATCTCTACTATGATGTCAAGATCCTTAACGGATACTTTCTCGTACAGTTTACCTGACTCATCCTTAAGATCATAATGAAATACTTCATAACTACCGTCCTCTTGCTCCACTAAATCGTGAGCCTCTTCAACGGTAGCACAAAGACCATACTCAGCGTGCTCAACATACTTGGCACACAGGTGGGTCTTCTTACCTAACTTCTTAGTAATTTTCTTACGACGATTCAAGAGATACTTGTCGTTATCATCTCTATCACCATCATTGTCAATGTCTTTGTCCTCTTTACCAACAGGATCTAACTTTTTCTTGGCTGCTTCACGCAGACTATCCACCTCAGAACGAAGTAGTGATTTGATTTCTTCTTTCATAAGATCGTCCTTCTTGGGATTGATGATGACGTTAGATTTTTTCACCCGTTTAGCTTTGGGCATAATTTTACTTACCGAAGTTGGGGAAATGCTTTTTGAATAGAGCAGATGCTTCTTTATGCTTACCTTTGTTAGTTAGTTCCTTAGTTTGCTTGAGGACACCAGCTTTCTTCTTCTGCTCAGGTGTTTGCTCTTCTTCTAAGTCCCAACCTAAACGCTCTCTCCAAGAGTTAGCATCAGCATCGAGTGTCTTTTGATCGTGTGCCATAGTTTCTTGCATCGCAAGTATCTGACGAATACGACTTACTTTGTTTTCCATAGTGGAGTCTTCTCCAAGTTTCCTTGCTAGTTTGTCTGAGCCTTTAGAGACGGCACGTGAGGTTTTACCCACGACCTTCTTAAGTCCTCTACCTATTGCACCAGCGGCACGACGGAGTAGAGATTTTTTCTTAGGTTGTTCACCAGCACCACCTGTTGTAGTGGTTGTTGTTGTGGAAGTTGAGGAAGAAGTTCCAGTTGGAGTAGTAGTTGATCCTGTTGCACCTGTAGCAGTTGGCTTACTGAGTTCAGTACGCTTTGCTTTAATGCGTGCAGCATCATAGGATCCAGCGGCGTGTCCTGCAGCCTTAGCAGCAGTACCGATAACTTTTTTAGCACCAGTTTTAACAGCAGACTTAACACCAGATCCAACTTTAGCAGCACCAGACTTAATTTTTGCACCAAGTCCTTTAGCAGCATTAGCTAGACGTGACATACGTCCCTGTTTCTTTTCACCACCACCCAATTTTGCTCTAGCAAGAGCACCTGCATCCCTCTCCTTTGTTTTCTGAGGAGCTTGGACAGCAATGTTAGGGTTAGCACTATGCTTTGATGGTGCTTCTGTAAGCAACTCAAGTCCTTCAAAGGAATCGATTGCTTCGCTAATTAATTCTTCGGATCCTAAGTCTTCGAGTGCCTCAAGGATTACGTTCTCCAAATCCTCGTCAGTCAACTCATCAAACTCTTCTCCTAATTCTTCTACAACATCAGATAGCCAAGAGGTTTCTTCTTTCTGGACAACATTAGTTCCAGTACCTTCTAGTCCACCTTTGTATCCTACTTTCTTTGCATCGCCTTTTGGCTCGATAGACTTCATTGCAGGGGAAGTAGATCCCTCAGTTGATGGCTTCTCTTTAACCTTATCAATCTTACCACTAGCAGCACTACTCTTTCCATTGATAGTAGCAGCATTAGAGGTACCATTACCTTGCTCTAACAACTCAGCAATCTCTTTTTGAGCATTAGACTTACAATGCTCCTGTATATAATCCTGTACAGAATCACCCTCAAAATTGTTTCGAGCGTATGATAATGTATAACGTACTGCTTGCACGTCTGAAGGACTATACTTCAGAAGTTTTGACGTAAGAGTTAAATCCATCTGACTAATTCTTTGTAATTACTATTTAGTAGGGGTTGTTTTTCGGAAGTCGCTAAACTTTTTAACAGGTTGACCAGGTGTCATTGCCTGTATCGCTGTCCTAATGGTGTCTTGTCCGACCTTCCAGTCGTTACCATCGGGTCCATCATCTACTGATGGATGCTTCTCAACAACTTCAGTAAGTGAAGTTAACCATACTTTGAACTCCCATCCGTGCTCATCTTGGAACGTAGCATAGTTAGTACCACGTTGTACAATCTCACCACGTACACCAGTATCGGTATGTTCTACTAGAGTACCTATACTGAATACTTCCTCAGATATATATGCTTCACGTAGATCATCTTGAGCAAGCTTAGGAGCAATCTTCCAGAGTTCTTTTACTTCCTTCTTCTCCAGTTCGGGTGTCTCTACCTCTGATGGTAGACCCATACCGACACGTACTTCTTTCATCAATTTCTTAACATCTTTGAATCCAGAGGGTACACCCTTAGAAAATTCTTCAATGTTACCTTCAGCAGCAAACGCACGCATCTTAGAAGCAGACATACCCTCAACACCTTCGGCATCGGGGTCTCTTTCTCCACCAGATACTACTTCAAGTTCTTCGAAGTCGTATGCAACACCATTATATTTCTCAAGAAGTCCTTTGAATTCTGATACACGATCAGAACCAACGACCATAGTAACACCAGAGTATCCTTCTTGATTTAATGTAGTTAATACATTAAAGATGTTGGACATATCAGCATCGTTAACGATTGCCTCAGAATGTTCTGAGAACATCGACTGCATAAACTGAATTTTAGATTCTGGTTCTAGTGGATTAGATTTTCTATCCACTGTACGTGATGGGTAAATCCTATAGTTATCTGCTCCTTCAGCAGCAACAGTATCGAGAAGTTTCTCGTGTCCTATAGTTGGAGGATTGAAACGTCCAAAAGTTAATGCGATATGTCCTAGTCCTTCTCCACCATTCTCTTCTTTGTGAGCATCTTCAGCAGAACCTTGTTCAGCACCTTGTTGTGCTTGTTGTGCTTCTGATTTATCAACAGCAACCAGTCTTTCACCACCAACAGACTTGGCAACTATGTTACCCTGTCTATCAGCATAGTATCCGTGACCAGCGTGCGAGAGTCCTCTTTTGGAAGCAGCTTCACCTGCTACCGTTCTGGCTTCTGATAAAAATTGACTAAGCTTCATCGCAACTTTTTTCGTTTCCGTTTATTATTTATCACCTCCACGACTTAGCAGCCGTGAAGTTAGCGCGGGAAAACTCTAGTCTATCAACTAACTTCAATGCTTTTCCTGATTTAATCGCTACAAATCCTTCGGGTGCAGTCACTTTAAACCCAGTATCAGTCTTGAGATACGTGCCAACAGACTTAACTCCATTCAACTTAGCAATAACCATCTTCTTTGCCGCAACTATATTCATATATGATGCTACAGTCATATAAACTGCACGAGAATTTACCTTTAAAAACTTTAAACCATCTGCTTTTATCTTCTGATACTTCTTCTTGGTGTTCTCTGTCTTAACTGAAGCAATTTGCTTGTCCATAATCGCTACGTAGAACCCATTGAATCCAGTAGCAACTTGCATTGCATTAGTAATAGTCTTACCACCTCTTATATAAGAGTTGAAATACTGTTTGAATAGAGCAGAGAATAAGAACCTGCCATCACCTGTACCCTTAAGAGTATCAAGGAACTTAGATGACTGCTTCAATGATCCTAATGTCTTAGATACTTGTGCTTCAAACTTAGTCTTCTCATTTGGTGTGAAGGTAGACTGTCGTGACACGTCCTTCAGCGTTGCAGTACCAGCAAACACAGCAGGATCTTTAGTGAAACTACCACTAACATCACCCAGTAATGCATTCATAGATCCAAGATCAGATCCTTGATACTTGGTATGAAATACTATACCTAACGTTGCAGCAGAAACTTCTTTATAAATGTCAGATCCTTTCTCTACACAATAGGTGATAGTGTTAGGTGTGAATGCGATACAGTCTTTACCATCTATCTTCTTAGAAGACTTATCACCATTGGTGAATAGTAAATCACCTTGTATAACACCTTTGATATTAAGTTTAGGTAAAAGTTCCAAACAAATACTAAGCTTCTTAGCTAGCTCACCACTGTAACCGTGGAATGATATATCACTTTGAGTTTTAATTAGTTTTGCTCCAGTCTTATTAAATACAGACTTAGTACCAACAAAGAATAGATCATCTTCAGGATCTATACCACATACAACAGCAGGAGCACCGTCCCACTTAGTAGTAACAGTAATAGAACTCTTAGGTTCTGATAACATCTTGCCTAGTTCCTTTAAAAAGGCTACAGCATTATGTCCTCCTGTTGTACCGTCATTCAGGATGTCGTCTTCTATGTGTTCCAAGTGAGTGTTTTTAGCCATAACCTATTCTAACCTACATCTGTAGCATTGGTTCGATTCTTAACAAAAGCTATAGGATATATTCCTACACGTGCACCATCATACCTGTTCCCATCAATTTCAAATCCCCTACCAGAACGATAGGTAGCACAGAATGCTGCTTGATAATTACCTGTTGGGGGTGGTGCACCATTATATGTACATTTATCACTCCAATGTAATTCAAAACACTTATCATCCTTTGACATTGGTTTAAGGATAGGATCACCCTGTCCAATCATATGTACATTATCAATACCATATTTCCTATTAGGGTAGTCAGGACCAAAAATTGATTTACCTATCAGATCATTGTCCTTTACAACTGCATAGGTAGGCACTTGTAATTTATCATCTGCTATCTTAGCAGCAGTCTCACGTAAGAATGTTTGTGTCTCCTCGTGATTTTTAATATAATTCTTATTGGATGCTGATCCTGCCTTCTCAGAGACACCACCATACTGCTGGAAACTTGATCCACCACCAGTCTTCTTATGTGATATGTAAATCAGTTCATTGTCCTCTGCATCAACAATAGCAAAGTCTGCTTTAGCTTCTCTACCATTGACTCTCTGCTTAACATTCTTAACACCAACACAGTTATCAAACCTACCTTGCTTTGTACAAATAGTAACTGGTCCTGGATCTGTAATGTATGACTTTAATAATTTATCCAACTTTTCAATAGCAACCTTCTCTGCCTTCATCACATCAGTAGAACCTGGCTTCTTTACAGATGTAATCTTGAACCATCCATTCTGCCCATCTAACTTTCCAACATTCAATCCCATAAATTTTTTAATCTTCTTAGTATTTCTACTCTTCAGTTTAAATTTAGTTCCCTTGGGATATGTCTTTAAAGCATTACCTGCTGTAGGTGAGTAAAGAACTGCATTTTCAATCAGTTCTAATTCAAGGCAGTCCCATTCAGGATTAGTACCAATATACTTATCAAATTTTGCTGGTTGTAATGGTCCTGAGATTGCTGCCATCTATCTTAGATAAGTTCGCCACTCTTGGTTGAAATTATACCAACCTGTCAAAATATATTTATCTTGTGACGGAGATGTAAGTCCGTGGTGTGGGTGTGTCCAGTATGCTGGCCAGAATAAACACGTACCACGAGTAGGTCTAATCTTTTCTTTTTGATAAGGAAACTCTGTCTCTCCACCATCAACAACATCATTAAGATAGATCATCCAAGCAATCATTCTTCTCTCAGCATACCCATCCATACCACCATCATTCTCACAATGGGTTTTAAAGTATCCTTGCTTGGGTAGATACTTCTGGATCTTAAAGGTAGGTGCTATAGACCACTTCTCTAGTTCATCTATGAAGGGGAACTGTCCAATGTATTGTTCACAAGTTTCCTTCAGTACCCTAGCAACAGGTGTAAAGATAAACTCATTAACTAATCTCTCTGACTTAAGGTACATCTCCTGACATAATTTCTTCTCAGGATCTACCCTAGAGTTAGCACCGAACCCAAGTTGTCCTTCAACTTGTTCATCGGTATTCTGATTAAAATAATTAATGACAAAGGTGCACTCGTGTGGTTCAAGTGCACCTTCATTACGGTGGATAAAATTCATATGCCTCCAGACAGATTTGAACTGCCGACCTTGGCTTTACAAAAGCCCTGCACTACCGCTGTGCTATAGAGGCTCATACTGTGCCGACCGTTCGTTCCCATATTCCTCTAGCGTGGTTGTTGTGCTCAACTAATTTAGTTGCCCATTTCATATCGTCAAGACTAACTTCTCTTCTTAGTCTGACACTACAGGCTATGATTTGTAGTCTTAGCCTGTAGTCTTTAGATAGTGTCACGTTTTCAAAGGTCTCCATCAGCACGGTTTTCGGATTTTTCAACACTGAATTCTTCATCAGGATATCTAGCAGCAAGTTTAACTGTATTACGAATAATTACTTCCTCCATACGTACACCCAATGCCATACAAGCATTAGCAGCATACCATAGGACATCACCTAACTCAATTATTAAGTGTTCTTTGTTTGCTTCATTGTATGGTTTGCCTTGGAACTTCATCTTCTTGACGATCTCCATAAACTCACCTGCCTCAGCAACTAAACCTGATGCAGCAGTATCTAACCTAGCAATGTTACAACCAGCAGTCTTGAGATCTTCATACCTCTCAATTAATTTATCATAGTTCTTAGACTCTTCACTAGTAACAAGATCAACAAACTTAAGATAGTTATCTAAGTCTACCTCAAACTTATCACCTGGTTTCCTAGCATCGTGCTTCTTCTGCTGACGTTCTTTAACTTCCTTTGCTTTAGGAGTAGGTGGTTCACCAAATCCTTTTGGTAGATCCTTTGGAAGAGGTACCTTAGTCTTAGCAATATTCTCTTGCATATCAGTTGGCATCTGATCCTTCAGAGAAGCTTGGTCAGGAAGCTCCACCTTATTAAGGTTCTTCAGAGCCTCATTGACATCAATGTTTGGTTCAGTCATACTTTAAAATCTTTGAAACTTGTTTTAGTATCTGGGAGGATCGATAGGATAGTGCCAGGCTCAACAGACTCCTTAGTCTGATTGGCATCAACAATATCTGGTTGATCCTCACAATCATACAGCCTCATCTTGTTTCTGTCAATGCCTAGTGCGAACCTTTTGTTCGAAGTTGGGTCATTGTATCTGTTCTTGAGCTGCTTAACCATAATTTTATTCTCCGCTTCAAGATCTTCGGAAGAGATAAGCGCGAACATAAAATCAGCAGTAGCAGGAAGTCCAAAAGACTCGGAAGTATCAGTAAGGTCAACGTCTGAGTTTCCATATCCAGCCCTCGTTGTTTGTGTAGCAGAGATGATAGGTAGGTCTGATTCGACTGCTAACCCTCTTAGTTCTTCAGCAATTGCCTTCACGTAAGTATAGGAGTTAACTATCGCTCCTTTGTACCTAGAACTCGCACAAATATTTAGATAATCTATGTAAATTATGTCGGGAATGAAGGACTTCTTTATGGCCAATTCCTGAAGAAGTGCTTTAAAGTGTCCTACGTGTGCAGATGCTGTTGGATACTCCTTAACAATCAATCTACCCTTAGTCTTGTTCATTACCTTCTCTATCTTATTATCAAACATAACTTTAGGTAGTTTCTCTAACTGCCTACAGTCTACGTTCAAGAGATTAGCGTCGATACGTTCAGCAATCTTCTCTTCAGCCATCTCCATCGTGATATAGAGTACGTTCTTATTGAGGAGTAAGTTACTAGCAGCGCAATGACACATAAAGAGAGACTTACCCACACCAGTACCTGCAAGAGCAACGTTGAGAGTTTTATTAGGAAGTCCACCCTTTGTAATACGGTTGAAGAATTCCAGATCGAAAGGTATCTTGTCCTCACGTCTGTGGTAGAAAGCGAATCTGTCGTCTGCTGATTCAAAATAATCGTGTCCTACTGAGTTATCAAAACTCACACCCAACGCATTACTTAGTATAGATGGAATAGCATCACGACTCATTGATGAGTCACTATCTCCATCAGCAATCTGAATAGACTCAAGCAGGGCAATGTAAATAGCACGATCACGACACCACTTCTCAGTAGTATCAACTAACCACTTGGACTCGTGTGGTTCCTCATTAAGACAATCTATTGCTGTCTTAATCTCTTGATATTGACTTTCATTCAGGTCTGTACGATTCTCAGATTCAATAAGAAGTGCTTCCTTACTAGGAAGCTGATCATACTTGACCATATATTCTGATAGTTCTTCAAAGAGTACTTTGTTATTAAACTGCTCAAAGTACTCTGCTTTTAAATGTGGTAGGACTTGTCTGGTGTAGTCTTTATTGAAGACTAGAGTGTTAATGACCAGTCCTTCAATGGAATCAGACATAGTGTGAGTAACTTCCTACGATGTACTTGTCATCTGAAATGGTTGGCTTCGCCTCGTGAGGGAACACCCAAAGAGGTGGGAATATTAAGAGTCTACCACGCTTAGGTTGGATTGACAACCCATCAAACGCAGTCTCACCACCTTCCTCAACGTCATTCAGATACCAGAACATACAAAGGAAACGCTTTGCACTCATATGATCAGCAACATCAACGTGCTTCTCAAACCTATCGTCAGTACCTTTACGATACTTCTTCATCCTGAACTGTTCTAATGAACTACGATCAGGGAAGAACTTTCTACAATCATTCTCATCCATATACTGCTGTACATATAGTTGAGCAGACTGAATCAATGCATACTGTATGATATCCCAGTCACCACGGTTCTCTTGATCTTCTTTCTTATCAAGAAACTCTGTGATATTAAACTGGGTAAATTGAGGACAACCTTCCCTGTCCCAATCTTCTTTATTATCCTGCTCATTGAACAGTTTAACAGCGTGCTTACAGACCTCTTCAGGTACAGCATCATCATAAGTTTTAATAAACTTACTAAGTTCCATATGAAAATTCCTTTTTAGCGCACTCATCTAGTGCTTGCATTATTTCTGGGGTGAAATACTTCTCAGGATTCTCAAGAATGTTCTTCGGATACACTTTTGCCTCTCCAATCTCGAAACGGTTTCCAGATTTTCTAAAGACTTCATATTTTTCTCCAAGTTCGAGGAGTCCGTAATAGGGGTCCAATCCACGTTCGTCAAAAAATAGTCTCGTTGCGATTTTGGCATTCTCTTTAGTGAACCTACTCTTCTTTGTCTCACATTTAATAATATTTCCAATCACATCTTTACCATCTTTCTCTTTAGATTTGCTAAGGAATATGATAGTCGATGCTGCATATTTTAATCCACTTCCACCACCCATTTCTTTGGTAGGCATATAAGCACCCACCACATCATATGTATGGTTGGTAACTATTAAGGGAATATTACATTTGGATAATTTCAGAGTCAAAACTCTAAAGATTGACTTAACAACTTGTGCTCTAGTCATATCTCTAGTCTCTTTACCTGCTTCACTATCCTCAATCTCCTTAGATGTAGACAGCATTCCTAATGAATCAAGCACAAATAACATAGGTGGATGATTCTTATCCTTCAATAGGTTATCTGCTACCATCAATGCTTGCTTTCTAAATTCTTGTACGGTTACCACAGGTATGATAACAACACGCTTAACATCAACACCACGATCAGCAAGTAATTCTCTACTGATAGCACCTTCTGATTCAAAGAATGCTACACCTGCTTCAGGATGTGTCTCAAGAAAGTGTTTCATTATCGAGATGGTAAAGAATGTCTTACCAGTACTCGACTCACCTGCTAGTGCAGTGATCTTATTGGAAGGGATACCACCAAAAATACTACCACTGACAAGTGCATTAAAAATATATGAACCAGTATCAATGTAACCACTAGTATCACCAGCAGCTATACCATCGTCTGCTAATGATGCATATTCATTATCAATGTTCTTGATAATATCTTGTAAGAACGAGGATGTCATAGGAAAAATTCTTCTAGGGATGCTACTTTCTCTGCCTTCCAGTTGATTGTATCAAGTATAACCTGTAAGGGAGCGAGGAAACTCTTTTCAAATTGTAGGTCGTAGTCTATTGATTTGTCAAGTTCGAACTCCTTGGGTAGTGTCTGAAAGAAACTAACCACATTCTCACTTATTCTATTCGGAGTCCTGAGATAGAGGAACTTGACCTTTTCTCCTTCTTGGATAAGAGGGTACTTATGTGACAATTTCTTTTGCTTAATGTGAAAATTATATAGGAGAGCACCCCGAACGTGGATTGGAGTACCCTTGACATAAATTCCAGATGAACCACTATACTTAGCCAAACTATTGCAACCTCTAGGGAAAGCAATATCTTCAGGAGGAAGCGATTCAAATTTCTTTCTAAAGTCAGCAATGTATTCTTGTACATCTGTTTCATTTCCATTCATAAGAACCTTGAGTGCATCTTTAATTGCAGTACGACAAGCACCAGGAGTAGATGACTTAACACACTCAATACCCATAACCTTTAGTTTGGGCTCCTTGTATTGAACACCTTCACTGTTCCATACATTGAGAATATATCTCTTCTTTGCTGTCCAGATACCTTTAGAAGCGATGTTCTCTCGCTTCATAAACATCTTCTGGTCATAAGCATTTACATAGGCTGCCAGTTCTTCATAAGAATGCGTAATATACTTTTCAAGTTCCACATCACACACCTTCGTAAGGAACCTAAGAGTGTCCTTATCGCTTTTCTCTCCGTCCTTGAATACAGCTTTAACCAGAGGACCCAAGTTAAGATAAATGGAATCGGTATCAGAAGCAATAACATAATCGGTGTCCTCAGTTTTAAGTACTTTGTTTAGATAGGTGTTCATCTTGTTCTCAATCCATCGGATCGAGACTTGACCAGACAATGTAATTGCCTCAGCGTTTGCAAGACTATAGTACCTGAAGTATTGGTTGCCAATGGCACCATAGGCACTGTTCAATTGAATCTTGCGAGCCATCTGTATATTATTATATGCAGAAATATCATCTTGAAGTTTTGTTTCACCAGTTTCTTCATACTTCTGCTTCGCTTGTAACATCCTCTTCTTAAAGATCACACGTTCATCGTAGATCTTCTGCATCATCTCTGGGAGGAAGCCGTGAGTGTCCCTGCGATATTGTGCTCCATTGGCACACACGGAATAATCTCCAGAGATCCCGACTGTTTGATTAAGCAGTCCTTCAACTGAGGCATCGGGGTGCCTTCTTTCGGCGAGGGTTTCTGGAGAAATATTATACTGCATAATAAGATGAGGGTAGAGGCTGTTGAGGTCAAAGCTAGCAACCCAGTTATATAAACCAGGTTTCGGCTCCTTGACATACGCTCCAGCATACTTGTCATCCTTTTTCGTTTCGATCTTCGGCGGGACACAGATCTTCCTCTCTTGTAAGTAGTTGTAGATAAGAGTGTCCCACATACGAACCTGTGAGTACACGTCTTGGAAGTTCACCTTGGCATCGTATGCCATAGTGACAGCTAGTTCAAGAAGTTTCATCTTCTTCTCAAGTCTGTCTACAAGTTCAACGTCTTTAATGTTGTACTCAACAAACTTATCCCAGTCATTCGTATAGAACGCTTTAAAGTTCTCGTACTGGGAATGATCTAACTTACCTTCACCCAATTCAACTGTAGCAATATGCTCCAGTCTATAGGATTCCTGATTAGTATAGGTGAATTTCCTATACAAGTCAAGGTAATCTAATATTGATACCCCCATTATATCATACGAAAGGTTCTTACGTCCTTGGATGTAAACCTCACGCATATTAACCTTGTTCCAAGGAGACAGACTCCTCTGATGCTTGTCACTAAGGACACGTTCTATTCTTCTACAGATATATGGTATGTCATATAGGTTACAGTTCCATCCTGTAATGATGTCAGGTGTATTCTGTACCCACCACTCAAGGAAATCAGTGAGCATATCCTGCTCATTAGTAAAGCATCTATAATTCTTACCAGCATACTCTCTTGTACCCCAAGTGACGAACTCACCTGTGGCAAAATCTTTAATTGTAATCAACAGGATCTTCTCTGCTGATGCTTCAGTATCAGGGAATCCATTCTCACATTCAACCTCAATGTCGATCGTATAGATCTTCATATCATTGAGACTAAACTCCATATGTTCCCAAGGAAATTTCTCACTGATCCACTGGTATATGAATCTCTCATACCCGTGAACCTCAAATCCTTCAACGTTCTTATACTTCTCGATAAATTCTCTTGCTCTTCTGGCACCATCCTGTTTGACAGGTGCCATCTTTCTACCATCAAGAGTCTTCCAAGTACCTTTAGGTGAGGGGACAAACAACGTTGGTTTGATTGTATCCCTATAGGATACAGGCTCTCCATTCTCATACCCACGGCATAGAATGGAGTCCCCCAACAAGGTCACATTTGTATAAATTGATTTCAAAGTGCCTTCTTGTACTCAGTGATGATAGTTTCCGACGGATCTACTATAGTCAAAACTACGTCAGATGTCAAGAAGATATCCCTCTGATCTGTGTAGAGTGGATACTTTGAAAACTGTCCATCATCAATCTTATAAGCATTTGTTAGAAGGTAACTGGGTTCTTCATCCAGTTCAGTGACCTCACCCATCAAGTGACTGTGGTCCTTTAGTACTACGATCTTCAGTGGATTCATTTTGAGTTGCCTTTGCTATAGTTTCCCATTTTGATTTTATCTCAGGGTTTGGAGTGTAGACTGTTGCTACGTTGCTTAGAACGACAAGAGTCTTATCGTTTGATGACAATGGTATCCAAGGAAATAATTGGACATTCAAGTCATTAATCTTTTGTGGTTCGTCAGAAGCGTTCTCCTCAAACAACATCTCAGCAGTTGCTGAAACTTCTATTTGATATGGTTTGGTTAGCATATAACCGATAGGACTGTAAGTCTCTTCATTAGGATACGCTTCCTGAACGTCAGCGATTACGTCCTCTCCGTTGAGCATTCTTACGATTTTTACGGTCATAGTTCTTTTCCATTAGTTGATAGTATACACCACGAACGACCTCAGTGAAAGCCTTACGTGCTGTTATGTTCTTTTCATCAGCGATAGTCCTTGCATAGAACAGGACTTCTTCGACGTGTTCCGTTGGTATATCAAGAGTAATGCTTTCATACTCTTCACACTGCCTTGGAGTGCAGTTAAAATAGTGGTTCATAAAAAAAAGAACCCTCAAGGTTCTTCTGTTGTTGTATCACTATGTATAGGTTTATCTAACATAGGACTCATATCTGGCATCTGTTCCCCAGTTATTATGACAACAGGGGCACTGACAGCAGCGAGAGTAACTGCTGTGAAGACTAACCCTGCTTCTAGTAATTGTAATAGTTCTACCAATCTTCATCTCCTTGTAGATCCTTAACCCACTGTTGTCTGCCACAGAATCCGTGTGCATCCTTCTCACCATCCATATGGTA